TAAATTTTTGACCAAATGTCAAATGTTATTTTTGATAGGTATGACTTTTTAAGTCTGGGAGGTGACTTTGGTATTTTTATGATAAAAGTTTTTTGATTGATACGATTATGATAGTAAGATAAATTATTCAGGTGGATTCGGCCACACTACTGAACCAATTTCCATTTCATCTGTTACAGAAGCCATCATATCTCTTAACTGTTGTCTATATGTTGCCCATTCTGCCTTTTTAGTATCTGATAAAGGACTATCAGGCATTTGAGTCCAATCAGACTCTTTTAAACGTTCGTTTCTTCTTATTCGTGTCATATAAGTAGTGGCTGGTAAAGTTGTATAATTTGGCATTTTAAAGACTCATTCCTGTTACGGTTATGGCTAGATTTCCAAAACCTCGTTGATTACTTGCTAATCCTACTCCTGCAAACATTCCGTAAACTAATACATAGTATGTTGTTTCTGGCTCTAGGTTATATCTTGCAGATAATGAAGAGGGGTCAGCACTTACAGCAGCACCATCTGAAAGTAAAGCTGTTCTATGATTTTGTCCTGCTGAAGCAGTAGGATTAGGATTTCCAAAAGAATCACGGGCTGCATTTGGAAGCACAAAACTACCAGCATTAAGTGCAGGAAAATCTGAATTAACTTTAGAAAGAGTAAGGGCAAAAAATCTTTGAGGATTAGCTACATTATTATTTTGTCCATAATTACCACTTGCAAAACCACCGCTAGAAAAATCTCCTACAGGTTGTATATCACAAGTTACTACGTAATGTTTTTTATTGTAAACCGTTCCTACACTACCATTACTACCATCACCAGTAAAGCTATGATGTTTTGGAGTTGTAAATTCAAGTTTAGCAACTCTACTTGCATTTGTTGAAACACCATTTAGTGATACTGGTCCATATGCATAAGTCGTATTACCTATAAATCCTGAGATATCAAAATCTGAGCTTGCAGGTCCTCCTAATGTATTACCTCCAGATATACTTAATGAAGTTATATTATCAACCTCAGCATCAATTACTCCAAGTGAGCCTAGTGTTCCTGCTTCCCCAATATTTGCAAGATTACCTTTTATCTGTCCTCTAAATTGAGCATTTCCACTTGAATCTATAACAAAGTTCTCTCCAATAATTGACCCGTCACTTAAATTAATTTGAGTTCCAGTATCTGAAAAAGGAGCAAGACTTAAACTTTGAAATGGTGTAAATCCACTAGACTGAATAGACCCAGTTGTAATATTACCTCCATGAATAACAGTACTTGTATTATTTTCTAAATCTGATATTGAAACTATTTGAGTAAAGTTAAGAAACTCTTGAGCACTTCCAAAAGTTAAATTACTTCCACTTGAAGTACCTGTACCTACTCCACTTGATATATTTTCGTTAGCTGTAAATGTGGCTATCCAAAACTTTCCTGTAGAACTTGGTGTTGCAGTAGGAGGATTTACTTGCCAACCTGTATCAAGTCCTGTAAATGCTCCAGTTGAAAAAGTAAATACTGCATCATTATTTGCATCAGGTCCTGCTGGTGCACTTGTTGAACCTGTATTAAAGTATATAAATCCTGTTGTAGTTCTTCCAGCAGCAGCAGCACTTTTTGTTATTGATACTCCCGAAAAAGTATCAAAAGTTCTACCACTTGCAGCTCCTTGATTTTGACCTACAGTTGTTCTTGCTCTTATTAGTTTTGGAGTGGTAGTAGAGGTAAAAGTTGAAGCATCAAGAGTTGCTGCATTTCCTGAAACAGTTGTGCTACCATTGTTAAAAGTACACCCAACTGCAGTAGTAGTTCCATCAAGTTCTAATAAATCAAAAGTAGTAGTTGTACCTAAATTACCAAACCCTGTTTTTTCATTTGTTATTGTTATATCACTTGTAGTTGCATTTCCTGAAGTATCTAATGCAACAGCTACAGCTGGTTTATCTAATTTTACAAATCCTAGATTTAAGTCTATTTGTGTTATTTGTGTACCTGCACTAGCACTTGTTGGATTATAGGCACTGAATAAAATTTGTTTAGCTTTACCTACTCCATCTTGAATTCTTTTATGTCTAACCCAAAAGAAGTTATCTGCGTTTGGTACGGATTGATAATAATTAAATGTCTCACCTTTTACTGTTGCTATTCTTGTTGCAATTTCTCTTGCATTTTCATTAGAACTGTCATGCCATACTTCTGTAAAATCTGTTTCTTCTCTAAAATCTGTCGCATTAGTCCATGATAGTTGTAACATTCCAGGAGAGTTACTTAACTCTGATATAGTAAAGTTTGTTGGTGCTCCTGGAGCTTTTGCTTTAAGGTTTGTTCCTGTATTTTCACTAAATAGTTTGGTTTTTAGTTGAGAACTTATAAAATAAACTGCATCATCGTATTCTACTCCTTTTATAGTAACTGTACAATCTGCATTAAAGTTTAAATTTTCTATTCTAAATAATTTATTTGTGAACCCAAAAGGCTCATATGTTAAGCCAAGAACTTGACCTGGCTTCATAAGTAATCCTTTTTGTCCCACTTTAAAAGTTACTTCTTTTGCATATCTAGTTTTAGTTAAATATCTTTCGGAGTTTATTCTTCCATTAAAATAGTTTGTAATACCTGAAAAAGCCAAACTTCCACTTTTTCTTATATTTCTATCTGCTTTTAAATAGTCTGCATTTAAGAAAGATATATTTCTATTATCATAAGCAAGAGAAGGGTCTGGAAGTGTAGCTTTTACTAAATTTCTAGACTTTTTATTTGAATTATCAGTAAGTTTTATATCTCCTATAATATCTGAGTGTTCTATAAAATAAGGATTTACATTTTCATTGTAAGTAGTGCCATTAAAAGTTTTAGTAGAAACTGGAGCATCTTCTTGACTTTCAATTCCTAAAACATAGTTACCATTTTCATAAGATAAAATACCATTAAAGTGTTGAAGCATTAAGTTTACATTCTCAAATACAGATTTACTTGTATCGATAAGATGATTGGTTTGATGTCTAGTTACCCATCTTTGATGATGATGTTCCCAACCTGTATATCTCCAATATTTTATAAAATCAGAGTCATATAAACTATAAAGAGGCTCCACGGCTGTGTCCATAATAAGAGTTGTGCTTCCATCAGAGAATCTAAATCCATTTAGCTGACTACTCATATTTCCCATAGCTCTTGTCTTCGAAGTACTAGAGTCTGCAGGGTCATCTACTAATATTCCTGATGCATTATTTATATACTGACTAAAACTACGTGCACCAGTTGAAGGAAATTTTGAAGCTATTACATCTCCTCTATCATAAATTCTATAATCATTATACTCATAATAAATTTTTCCCGTACATTCAGTAAAAGTTACTAAATTTGAACTAGAATCAAATGATTTTACTTTTCCAGAAAAAGTAGGTCCTCGCATATCACTGGTTACAGTAAGAGCACCAGAACCATCATTTAGGTTACTTGGATTGAATACATACCTGTTTCCTACTGTAGGCGTTCCTGAACTTAATTTTATTGTTACATCAGAACGAGTATCACATAATTTTCCTGTAGCTATAAAACTTTCTAAATCAATATCTGTCTCCAAATCTAAATCTTTTCCATAGATTTGATTTGTCATATAGTCAAGAAGTTGCATTGCTGGGTTAGTTCCTGCTCTGAGGTCTCTTCCACTTCCTGTAATAGTAAAAGTATTATTTGTATCTGGAGCAAAAGCAAAAGGTGAAGATATGGTTACACTACCTCCACTTTTTGTCATTATTTCTCTTTCTTCTCCAGTTTCTATTATTTTTAAGAATTGTCCTTCTATTTCACTAGAGGATTTTGCTGAGAATCCTGATATGGAACTTAAATCATATTTTCTTGCTGATTGAATTGAATAATCACTTGCTGAAGCTGTCGGCGCACTTGTATAATTTTTAGTATCAGTAAGTGTAAAGTTTGTTGTATTATTATTTTCTGCCCTAAAAACATTAGTTTTAAAGTGTTGCAAATCTCCAGTTAAAGAAGCTCCTGCAACTCTTGGCATAAGTTGGTATGCATTTCCTGTTGCTGCTAAAGTAGTTGCATTTGAAGAACTTAATCCTACTCTTAATTTACCTTCTAAAACTGAAAAATTTGCTACATCTACTTTTTGATTTGGAAAATTTTGAGGAGTTTTATATGACCCTGCATTCCAAGGAAGCATAGTCCAAGTAGTTCCTGATTTATTTAATCTTATCTTATCAAAAGTAGGAAATCCATTTGGTGAAAGTCTAGTGCTTCCATCATTTTTATAAAAAGGTGTTTCATCTAGTCTATATCTAAATTCTGTATTTCCATTGTGATTAACGACTTCATACATATCCATTACTCTAAAACTTGTACTTCCTGATGATGTTTTTGCAGTCTCAAAACTACTTCCATTATTAAAACTTACTTCTACATTTACAACATCATTTTCACGAATTTGATAGTTAGTTGCTCCAGTTGTAATATTTCTAGGAACAAAACTAGTTGTAGCTGGGTCTTTTACATATGTATTGTCATAATTATAATTTTCATAAACTTTTCCTCTTACAGTATATTCAAGTTCAGGAATTTCAGTCATTTCTTCACTTAATTCATATCTAACATGAACATAAGCTGTATCTACTAATCTATGGTTATTACTCCAATAAGGTAAATTTTTCCCTCCTAAATCATAATAGTCAACTTGTCTTTTAAATGCTTTTTGGTCAGCAATTGATACTAGTTGACTTAAGGCACCTTGGTCTGGGGTTCCTTTCATAAAAGTAAGTGATAAATCAAATTCATTTCCAAATAAAGAATCTAATGTAATAATTTCTCCTTGGCCTATTCCTTTAGAATCTCCAGGCGCAGGACTTTTAGTTTGTGGGTGTTGAACTGAAACTTTTGTAGCAGGAATAGCTGCAGCTATTCCAGAAAAGTCCCAATTAAAAGTATACTGTGGAGTAAAGTTGAAAGAGTATGAGAATCCACCGCCAGGACTGGCAGTAGAAGTAACAAAATTAAAATTTAATTCTCCACTAGGACTTACGCTGATTAGAGGTATTCCTTCTGGTTCAGTAATTGCTGTATTTTGAATATTCGTTGGTTCTACTAATCCTGATAGACCCCCGTCTTTAAGGCCTGGAAGAGTTTCTCCTCGTGCCATTCTTCCGTAACAAACCATTTTTGTTTCATCTTTAGTTGTTCCAGTATGACCATTTCTAACATCAAAATCTGATTGGTCAGTACATACCGTACTTACTCCATCAATATGAAGATTATACATACCGTGTACTTCTCCCTCTGCTATAGCATAAATAACATGAAGCTCTCTAGAGTTATTATTTTTTGTATCAGCAAATACTGGGATACCTTCAATTTTTCGTACTCCATATATAAGAGGTATATTTGCGGCTGATAGTCCTAAATCAAGATTTATTTTTTCATCTATTGTATCTGTAACTTCAACTTCTTCCATATGGTAATTTTTACCACCACTAAGACCTCTAAGACCTCCAGCTTTTTTTGAAAAGAATCTATACTCTTTTCGTGTTTCAAATCTTTGATATTCAGCTAAAGCTGCTAACGAACTTTCTGCGTGTAAAAATCCCATATCTCCTGCATGAAGCGGGCGAAGTGCCTGCTGAGGTTGTGGTTGCATTTGAGAGTCTAATCCTCTATGTGCTGAGTCAGATGTAATTCTTCCTTTTCTTTCATTAAAGTCTCCCCAATGACTTGTGAGTGCCCAAGTAACTGTACTTCCTTTAGGCTTTTCATTTAGAGTACAAGAGCTTATAATTCCTTTAAAAGTTAAAATTCCATTAATTTTTGTGCTGTCCCCTGCTCCTAATATGGCTCCTGTTTCAGGGTCAATAAATATTTTATATATAAATACCTCTCGATTGAAAAAAGTAGGCGTAGATAAAGTATTGCTTTCTATAGCTAATATTCCTCTTAGTTCTTCAGATTCTAAAGATATTGTGAAAGCTGTGTTTATATCACTTGAAGGAAATCCTATATCAAAGAAATCTACAGTTGAATCATTTCCGGTTCTTGCTAAAGTTAATTTTTGATTTGAGTTTGTAAATCCTGTAATAATATATTTTGCAGAAGTAGTTGAATTAGTTCCATCATTTATTGCTGTTCCATCATTTCTTCTAAAAGATACTAAATCTCCTTCTCTGAATCCTAACTCTACAAAATCAAATTCTTCACTAGAAAATCCTGAAGAGTATGTAAAATGTCCTGCATTTGCTAAAGTACCTGTTACACTTACCGAGGCGTTTAAATGCTCAGCCCCTAGTACTAAGTTCATACTTGTTGCTTTTGCTTGAATTGTTTCCGAATAAGCGCCTAGTGATTTAACTCTATTTGCTCTATAAATCTGAGCTCCATTTGCATTTCCATCTTGGTCTATACTTGCATCATCAAAACTTATATCTCTCGCTGCATCTGTAAAATAAGCATATCTATTAGCATTAGTTCTAAATTGTAAATTATCAGGAGCATTTGGTCGCTCAAACTTTATTAGATGAGCATATTCAAACTCTCCATTAGAAACTAATAGAGTTTCAATATCGCTATTTATACTTTTTTTGACTGCCATTAAGGTTGAGCCTCCTCTAAACTAAGTGAGAATTGATATAAGTTATTTGTTCCTAAGTCATATTCTACAATATCTTTAGTGTTAATAACTCGAATAAGTGGATTTGTATATACTACTGTGCTGCCAGAGGTAATTTCTTTTTCTATAGGAGGAGATACATAATATCTTCTTTCATTTGTCTGGTCTAATGCAGAATCTGAAGATAGTTTATTTGTTGCAGTATGTACTCTTACTATTTTATATGCTTTTAAATGATTTGAATTTGAACTGTCATTAAACGTAATCATATCCCCTCTTCCTAAGTTTAATCCTGATACCGAACTTCCTTGTACTAAAAAATTTGTAGCACCAGAAGATATCGTTCCTGAAGTGGATATTGTTCCGCCACTTGCAGTTTGTGGTGAAGAGTATTGTGGAAGTACAACAAAGAAAGGCTTTAATCTGCCTCTTCTTTCTTCTAAAAAATTATATATTGGTTCAAATTCTGCCCTTGTCATAGGGTTATATGAAATTTCGATTTTCCAATGATGACCCACAATTGCACGAGTTATAACTCTTCCACTATTAGTACGAGTC